AAGCCAATTCTTAAAATTGCTTGACTCATAAGCTATTTTTGCTTCAGATTTGTAGTGTGTGCCCAAGGCGTAGCATCAACAATTGATCCTCGACCAATAATTACTTCATCGAGAAAAGGCTCTACTTCATCAAGACCTTCTTCACCATCTTTTAAAGCATTGGAAAAACGATTAGTTGATGCAATCCAAGAGGCTTCAGATAAAACCAATTCATTATCATAAACCGCCTCAAGTTTTCCAACAATACTCATAGTAACGGTTCTGATAAAATAAGGTTTGCCTACTTTATAGGGATTTGGTTTACTCGATTGAACCGAGTCTTTGGCAAACATGCTAGCCAATTCTCTAGCTTGCTTAATAGTTAAATTGTCGATTTCCATTTTTACTCCTTTTTTTGTTATTAAGTTGCCTTTTTTACAGAAAGGCTAACTGGCATCTATGGAGCAATTTCCGAACGCAAGATGCTGGGCATTCCTCATAACGCACTAACTCCTTTGCTAGATACAGCCCCCTACGAAGAGTTTCCTCTTTAAGCTATCACGACTGACATGAAGCCAACCGCTGTATCTTACCCCTCCCGAAGCAAGAGTTCGTTCCTATCCAATAAAGATAAGCTGGTGCGATTCTTGCTTGCTAAGACGATTTATCTTTAGCTTCATGTTGGCCCTTACTTTTAAGTGCAATAATATCGCTAACTTCCGCACTACCAATTTTTACTTAATCCCATTGGCAGGATAAGGTCTTTCCCTCGTCAGCTTCCCCTCTGGGTTGCATCACCCCTTTCGAGGTTTGACCAGCTTATGCACCAGGTAAACCCAATGCACGTCTAGTATTCTTTGCACTATCTTTGCCGTGCTAGTTTTTTATTTTTCCCGAAGTTCTTTTAAGCGATCTAATCTTTGCCTTAATCTCAAGGTTTGATCATTTTTTAAGTCTTCGTGTAAAGACCGAATCGCCTTCACGAATTCCTTTGAGAAGCTAACTTCTGGATCCCATTCTTTAACCTGTCTCAGGATAATCTCAAACCCCTTCGGATAACTTATCGTTTTGCGTTTGTGATTCCATCCTGTTCTTGGTCTTCCTCTATTCTTTTGCATAAAAAAATTAATGTCAATAGCCTATTTTAAAATATTTTTATCACGCAGTAATCCACGTCTTTGAGCTTTGATTTGTGGCTTTCGATGATGATTTTACCAACAAACTCAATGGTATCATTTTGCAAGATTCCATACTCAACCAAACAATCCTCAATCATTTTTGCTAAAAAAAAGCAATTACTACTATCGAGGGCACGACTTCCCCAAAAGAAATCAAACTGCAAATCAACTTTTTCCTTGACAGGTTGAAGCCTGGAGAATGGTGCTTTAGTCAACCAAAGATATGCGTCTTTTATTTTTTTTCTTTTATTCCAATGAATGCCAGCATAGATATGGTTGGCAGATTGTTTGATGATATTTTCGAGTCTAATTTCCTGCATGTTTAGATTTTATCTCCTCAAAAGAAATTGGTGTAAAATTAATTTGCTCGACCGAAACATTAACATAAAAGTCATCATCAAGTTTGTTGGTATGCAAGTGACCATGAATATTTTTTTTAAATCTTCCTTTTGATTCTGGATGAATCGGAATATGGCTTGCTAAATAATTTTCTAAAACAACATACCCACGGACATCCCGAAAATATCGAGTGTAATCCTTGAGCTTAAAAATATCGTGATTGCCTCTAACCAAGATTTTATCTCCGTTACATTTAGCAAGACAATCTAAACCTCTTCTTGGAATTGCAACATCCCCTAAGTGATAAATTTTATCTTGAGGGCGCACAACTTTATTCCAGTTTTCAATCAAGGCATTGTCCATTTCTTCAACGCAAGAAAAAGGGCGCACTGGTTTATCTTCTTTATCCTTAAAATTAAGGATATTTCCGTGCCCGAAATGTGTGTCTGATATGAAGAAGATGTTATGCACCTCTAAACCCCCTGTAGTATTTCAGATAATTCTTGAAATTTACCGCTGGAGTTTCTTTCTCGCCAAGGGCAATTTCGAGACGATAATCGTAAAAACCAAAAAGCTCTTTCCTGCTGGCTTTGAATTTTAAGGCCTCTTCAATATCGGACATGTTAAAAAAATAATCTCCAACGTTAAGAATTCCACCAATGTCTCCTCCAACCCAATCTTCGGGATCGTAGCAATCTTCGCCAAAGTATTTCTTGCAGAAAATATTGGCTAGATCCTCGATTGCTTTGTAGTATGCCTTGAGCTCTTTCATGTTTTAGTATTTTGTTTGTTGAGATTGGATCCGGCTTAAGAAAATTCATTCCGGTAAACTTCCAAATCTACCTAAAAGATAAGCCTTAGACCAAACTAAATCTTTTCTAACATCTTTAAACTCAGCCAGAGAGTAAATGTTGTTACTATTTTTTTTGTCAAAAAACCAAACCTCGTCATTTCTAAAAAAATCCTTATCAAGCAGAAGGGGGTCAGAAGTAAAAAATACAACATTAGAATGAGAGCTGCTTAGTTCCTTTGACGCGGCTTTCGCATTATTTATTGGATGCCCCGCTAGTCTTACAAAATTTACATGCGGAAAACGCAATCCCAACAAAGATGTTGCTAAAAAATCAAAAGCAGATTTCTGATAAGGTAATATTTTTTCAAATAATTTGTTTGCGCTTTCCTCAGGAATATTTTTTAACACGGAAAACAACTTCTTATTCAAATCTAGTTTCCAATTAGCATAGCTAAAAATTAATTGGGTTTTTGTTTTTAACCCCGTGCCGTGCGCCCATAATTCCTCTAAAATTATTTCTCCTTTACGTTTTTTGATTTTGTATTCATAAATCTTCCCTGAATCTAAAAAGGAAAACTCCCAAAGTCCGTTATTATCTAAGTTATTCGCTCCAATTAGAAAATTCTCAAGCTCATCAACAAATTCTGAATTATCTCCGACGATCAGGGCATATTTCAAAAGCTGAATTGGAACAGAAATATCTACAATGTGACCTTTATGTTCCCATGTCTTACTAGCTTTAGTCATTGCGAACTCTGCCTTTAAACCAAGTCTATCAACTTTAAATTCAACTAACATTATGCTTTCCTCTCTGTTTTAGCCGGAGGATTAAGCGCATACTCAATAGCAAATAGCATCTCCCTCACGTTCTTTTCCTCGCTCATGATAGCTTGCTCCTGGCGGTATTTGGCCACTTTTATTGCGTGCTCTATTTTTTTAATTGCTTGATCTAGTGTCATTTAACTCTTTCCATTTTTTTATTTTAACTAACTTCAGAAACTTAGCCTTTGCCACAAGCTCCTTTATCTTAGACCCCTTAAGCCCGTATTGGATATTTGATCCTACAGGCTCGGCTTCGATTATGCCTTCGGGGGTTTGGTATTTCTTAATCACTAAAAGGGACAGTCTTCTGAGTCGTCCGGTTCAGGCTGATAGGCGTTAGCTTTAGCTTGATTGTGCGCATCAACGCTTTCTTTTTCTTTGCCTTTCGAATCAAGAATCTCTAAAGCTGAATTAAAACCTTGCAGAACAACCTCGGTTGTGTATTTCTCAACGCCGTCTTTATCAGTCCATTTTCTGGTTTGTAAAGAACCCTCAACGTAAACTTTGCTGCCTTTCTTAACGTAATTCTGGACTACATTAGTCAGCCCACCGAAAACAACGACTTTTATCCATTCTGTTTTTTGTTTTTTCTCTCCGGTGTTTTTGTCTTTCCAAGATTCACTCATCCCTAGAGAAAAGCTCGCGATAGCTTTGCCGTCATTAGTGTGGTTAATTTGTGGATCCTGTCCGCAATTCCCGATTCCGATAAATTTATTAATACTCATTTTATTTATTTTTAAATTTGATAAAGATTTCTGTTGATGTTTCAGTTGGTTTTTCAATTACAACAACTGGGCGGCAGAACCCAAGAGTCAATAATGTTAAGATGCAGGCGATAACTGTAAAATAGTTCATTTTGTTTTTAGTTAGTTGTTGAGAAGTTTTTTGCCGCTTTTTGTATCATAAAAAAGATGCGTTGCGTAGTCGCTGTATTTATCGTAGAATTTTTTGATCTCTTCATTGATAAATTTTATTGTAAACGTTTCCTTAGCTTTTGGTTTCGGTGCATTCATTGCTGCAAATAGGTGAGTCCTAGAAAGCTCTTGATTCATGTCAGAAATCATCTCGTCTTTTATCGTTCTTTCCTCGTCTAACATTCTCATAATAGTTGGGATAGCCAATCTGTTCTTTGCAATGGCGCTTAAAATTAAGCGTTCTTTCGCGTGGTCAGGAATGTCTAGCCCTAAGATTGTTTTAATGCCTTCAATCATGATGGGATAATTAATTAAAAAGCGATGGCGATTAAAGCGCAGAGAAGGGTTCCAGCAATATAAAGAATTACCGAACTATCTTTGGGACAATGATTTGCGGGATAAATAATACTATTTTTTCTAATGTAGCGCGTTTCCCAAAGCCCTTTAATAATACCTATCAAAGCCATACCTAGACCTATCAAATATAATCCTAACCACATTTAAACCTCCTTTTCTTGTTTTAACCAATATCTGGCAATAGAGCCTAATATCTGCTTTTTTTCTTTCGGAGTTACCTCGTTCAATCCCGGCAAATTCTCTTCGATAACATCATCTAGCTTACCCCCTAATTCCGTAGCCAACATTTCTATTATCATTTCGGCGCACTCTTTTAAAACTTTATCCATTTTTTACTCCTCCTTGTTTGTTTTTAAAAATTAAGTCACACTTTTCTTTATTAATCTCAAGCTCAAGGCATTTGACTTGTTTTTCAGCAGATCGCGTGCGCATTGCGAGAAGAGCAATATCCACAAAGACTACACTCACAAGAATGATACCCAAAATAAATCCCAAAAAAATTTGCCCTTATTATCCATATTTACTCCTTTTTATTATTAGCCTCAGGAATCACAATCCCATATTCCGTAGCTGCCCATCGACAAACTGCTTCAATGTATCGTGAAACCTCTTTCTTATTCCCTGCGTTAGACAAAGTAATCGGGTTTTTGTAAACCTCGCCTGTGATTGAGTTTACTTTCTCAACCGTCAGTCCTTCGTCCCGCGCTAGAATATGTTTTATCGCTTCGTGCAAATCTTGTTCTTTGATGAAATTTCCTTCGTTCTTAAAGTGATCCTGGATTGTTGGAAGGACAGTTCCGAAGTAATAACCTCTCTGGTCATCACTAGGCTGCTGAACCATTGCCAGAATCCTTTCTGCTAACTCGGTCTTTTTTCTAACAAAGAGAATGATAAAACCCTCTTTCAGTCCTAAACCATCAACCAAAAGTTCCCTGCATTTGTTGAATAGGTTAGCGATCTCAACCTGATAATTGCCCCAGTTTGATTTGTCTTTCGGATCGAAGTTGAAGAGTTTAAATTTCATTTTTTGGAATATTTCTCGATCAAAAATGTTTTGGCTTTTTTCAAGTTTTTAAAATACCATCTTTCATAATCCGCGTCTTCTGTAAGATAAAATATTTCTGCGTCTTTGGTTTTGATCTCGTATATTTTAGGTTTTTTTGTAACGTTTGCTTGAAGTTCCCAATATTTCTCTTCAGAGTCTGGAGTAAGTTTTTTTTCTAAAAATTCCATATCAAATTAAGTTATTGTTTAAGTGCAAGTATTTTTTGCTTAAAAAGCTCTGGCTATTCCCCCTTATATTCCGGATCAACCGCTAGCTTAGCCAGAATTTGATCCCTTAATTTAATTGTTTTGTCGATACCTTCTTTGAGTTTTGAAATAAAGTCTTCGTCTCTTTCAACTCGGATGATAAGCATGTTTCTTTCTTTGAAATTCGGATGATAAGAAACAAAATCGCACCATTTGCGACCACTTACTAGCAAACCACCTTGAACCTGCGGGATGTATTCCGAAGGCAGCTTGTTGTCTATTAAATATTTCAAGTGAGTCGTTGCCAGCGGGCATTTGATCTCTAAAAGCCCATCTTCTCCGATTAATCCGTCCGGACTGTAACCAAAGTCACCACGATCGCTTTTAAACATCGTGATTTCTTCGACAAAATTAAGAGTGTTTTCTTGGTAAAGTTGACGAGCAAGAGGTTCCAACGCGTTGCCTCTTTGCATCGCTTCGTTCTTGTAAGAAGAATCTGGTTCGCTTACTAAAGTTTGGGTTGCTAATTCTAAAGCGTATTTCTCAAACTGAGTCGATTCTTTACCTGTCGGCGTGATTATTTTATCAAAATTAGACGCAGTTGCAACGCCAAGTCTTAATTTCAACCACTCCTCTGAACCTTGATCTATTCCCTTGATTATTTGCACAAAGCCCCCTTCAAAGTTTCGTATTTAGCAAGGGGCAACTGAATGATTGAATCGATTTTGTAAAGTTTACAAACTTCTTGCTCAGATTTACCTTTAGCCTTGATTAACTCTTGAAGCTCAAAGGCTTTTTCTGAATCAATAGTGTCACTGTCAATAATTACCTCTTTTTCTAAATCATAATCTTGGTTGTCAAATTGACTAATTTTTTGGATTTCGTCATTGATTCCCGAAAAGTGAATTTTGCAGGCTCTTTTGATAATTGCGACCTTTGCCTTCTCCTCAAACCATTTTTTCCAAATAAAGTCTTGTTTGGCGCAGCCTTTTATTTTGTTAATCTCTGCAATAGAAATTGTCTCGCAGAAAGAAACCAGGCGATCCCCTAGGGTGTAAGAGATGTAACAAAAACCGCCGACAATGTCTTGTTCACTTGCAAAAGGATTTGATCTAATCAATGAATAGGTCGTTGTGTCGCCTTCTTTAATCAGTTTAAATTCGTCGCCTTTGTAAACTAATTGGACATCAATGTTTGCGTCCTGATAAGCCTTCTTAATTGCGTAAACAAAACCGCGATAACCAATTTGGAGATTGACATCTTTACCGTATTTGATGAGGTAACAATGTTGGCGACCATCAATCGTTAGTTTTAGATCGCAGGCTTTTTTGATTGCGGCGACAATCGAAGATGGATTGCAAATCGTTAGATCAGCATCACTTCCTTTAGTTTTGCCAATTTCAGCAATGATTTCCGTGCCATATCTTTGCAAATCCTCACCAAGAATTGATTGCAAAACTGGTGATCCAAGAATTGATTCTTTGATAAGTTGTAAACTGTTTTCTTTAATCATTGATAATCTCCGTTTGATAGCTTGGTTTCTGATATTGATCCCAAGAACCCTTTTCCTTGGCAATCTTCTTAGCCAATTCTTTAGCTTCTTGTGGACATTGTGCTTTGACTTCGATTGTGTCGAAATCTCGCATTACTCGGACTACTTCGATTTTATAGGTTTTCATCTCATTGCCCCCAATTCGCTGATTACGTCTTCCATTCCTTCGCGCTCGGCTTGCTCGATGCCAAGTATTCTTTGGAACTCATCTCTGCACTCGTCAACTAATTCTTCCAAATCTTCATAACCAGCGACTTCGCCTTCGTCATCAATCATTTCGACCAACTCAGCCTCAATAAACTCCTCTTGTTCGACGCAATGGTCGATGTATTTCTGTTTGATTTCTTCTAAGCTGTTAGCTTGGAAGTTGCTTAAGCCTTTCTCGTCAAAGTAAAGTTCGTATGTATAGTTTTTCATTTTTCCTCCTTATTTAGTTTTGTCTGTGTCTAAAAGATAATCTTCCGCGGCTTTGTAACTCTCAGATCCAAATCCACAACCATCGCATCTTGTAACTTCTCGGTAAAAACCTTGATCGTCGTAATAACTCAAGTATCTTGCTCCAATATGATTGCAAAGATACTGTTTAATCTTTTTTAGTATTTCCATTTTTCCTCCAAAAAATTTAAGTGTTAGCGTTATCCTCGATGAATTTAATTATGCAAATAAATTATTTTACTTTTATGCAAATAAATTACTTGACACGTTACCAACCCAATCACCGCGCGCTTTCTCCTAATACTATTTCTTTGTAGCATTCCAAACAATACCACGCTTTTTCCATTTCGACACAACCGTCGAAGTCTTCGTCAACATGTTGTTCGCAACCGCTACACCAGAAAAACATTAGATCAACCTCGATAGTTTCTCGGCTGCCTGAGAGTTAAACATCTTCAGATAATCCATGCGCCGGAAGTTATTATCTGCGATTAGTTTAGCCGCGTCTTTTAGTTCACGCTTGAAGATTTTACGGTGGTTTTCCAATTTGTTTTGTTCTGCTATTGGGTGCAGTTTTAGATATTGTTTAGACATTCTTTGTGTTATTTAAAAGTACCTCTTTTATTTTTTTGAATTTGCTGATAACGAAATTCCCAAAAGGATTTTTCTTTTCTGTTCTTTCGATAAGCTCTAGTAATTGCCTCTCAAATTCCTCGTATTCTTTTTTGACTAGTTCCTTTATTTCTCCGCCAGCTTCTTTCAATACTAAATCCATGACTGATTTAGTAAGTTTAATATTCATCGAGGTTTTAGTGGCCTCTTGGATACCCTCTATCAACAAAATACCCTCATAATATTTAAGATAGTATCCACTGTATTGATCTGAGATACCTCCAACTTTCCCATTAATATCAACGCCTGATACTTCTCGATTCTCAATAAGTTCAATGTTTTTATTTTCTTCCAGGAATTTAGTTTTTTCCTTATCAAGACTAGATTTGTAAGTTTGATTGCTCAACCCATTGTATTCTAAAAAATATTTCTCTTTAAGGCTTATTTCTATTTTTTTAATTTTCATATTTACTCCTTTTTGTTAATTATTGACCTCAGAAACTCCGCCGCTTTTGGGCTAAGACTAAGATAAACTTTAGACATTGTTGCACCTAACCACGCTGATTTTGACGTGGTCAGGTAAGAAATTTTATTTTTTAAAAACAACTTGGAATCTTGAGTCTTCTACTCTTCCACGCAGTGATTTCTTTCCCCAATCAGTGATTGGGTCTTTAAAAACATCGTGCCACTCACCATTTACCTTGATCGCTGAACACTTAAAAGCGAATTTGAGCGTGTCACGGTTTATTTTTTGCATTAAATCACCACCCGAACCAAAAGCGAAATTTTGCGCTGAAATCCCATATTTCTCAGTCGCGCTAAGAATTTGGTCGATTGTTTCTGGAGAAATTCCATCGCCCCAGATTATTCTGTATTTATCAAATACTTTGTAACCTTTTGAGTTAAAAGAACGAGCCACGCCATTTGCTTCCATAATCTCGATAATTTCTTCGATAATTTTCTCAGGTTCTCCGCTATCAGGTCTTATCACAAAAATCGGATAGTCTTTACTCTCAATTTTTTCCTTCATAGCGCCGGAAGTTACGAAATTAACCGCTTCAAAAATATTGTAAGAATCAAGCACGCAGGCAATAATTGGCGAGTTTTTGTAAGTTTCTAAATAATTCTCAATCATCGCAAACTCGTTTTCGCGACCCCAAGAAGTGACTGTTGAGTGTTCTGTGGCTGGAATTGAAAAACCAACAAATTTACCATCATAATACTTCTTAGAAAAAGTAAGCGTATTGAAATTATCAGTTCCTTTGAATTGTGTTAAGTGAGCCAATCCACCAAGTGCAGCAGCTTCAACAGAAGTAGAACCTCTATCTCCGAAGTTATGGAAGGCAAAATCAACGCCATCTAAAGAATCGGCGGTTTTTTCCCAATGTTTTTCGAGAATTTGACGAGTATGATAAGATTTTGTCGCAACAGTTGTTGGATACCAAACTTTTAGCAATAATGTTTCAAGATAACCGACGAGCCAAGCGCAATTTGGATCAGTGTTTTCGATTGTCATTAAAGGCTCTTTGTTGCCAACAATGGAACATTCTGGCAGAGCTTTAATTTCGACAGGCAGAAAGCCATCATGAGCTTTTAGAATGTAAAGCCAACCTTCCCTGTTAAAAGGAACGCCGTGTTCTTTTGCTAGCTGTTCGGTCTCGTTGATATTCTCAAGCGTGATTGGTTTTTCCAAAAATTCTTTTATGTAGTAAGTTAAGCCAAAAAAAACCACTTTATCATATTCACCGCCACGAGGGGCAAGGTAAGAATGGATCATCTCTGTTCCTTTTGGATATTGATTAAAATGGCTGAATTTGTAGCTGTCAGTTAAGTTCAAAATGTTTTTCATATTTTTACTCGATAAAAGTTAATAAAGGTTTGTGAAAATCGTGTAGTAATTCTTCAAGCTCTTCTTTAGTCGCCCAAACAAAGTCTTTAAATTCTTTGTCTTTAATTTTTTTGTAATTCACCTCTTCGTCAGTTTCAAAGTGAATTAAATGCGTCATTATGCAATCTTTCGTTCCTTTGTATCTTTCATCTTCTATTTTCAAACTGCCAACATATCTGACTGAATAAAGTTTGGCTATTCCAGTTTCTTCCTCAGCTTCGCGATGTGCTGCAATAAATAAGTTTTCATCAGATGGGTCGATAAAACCACCAATAAAACAATATTTATCACCTTTTTTACCAACCAAATATTTATCATCTTTTTCTATTACTACGTCAACAGTTGAATAAACGATCGGATAACGTCTTTCAGTAGCGTAAATAATCCCAGCCCTAAAGTCTTGCGAATCTCTTGGGTCTGACATTCCGACCGCTTTTCTTAACGCAGTTGCCGAATGAACACCAATGTCTCGAATAATTTTCACTTGATGTTTTCCAGAATAATAATTTTCGATTGAGTTGTCTTTACCACCAAAGATTGTTGCTTCACTAAAGCCAAGGTCAGCAATAATTTCGTCAATTTGATCTGACCAATCTTTATCTGACAACATGTCGTAAAGAGGCTTTACCTCGCAGTTGTATTTGATTAGTTTTCTTCTTGTTTCAAAATCCATCGGATTTTTATCTGTTCCAGTTGCTACGGTGCAACCAATTAAAACCAAAAGATTTTCCGAATAATTTCTTGCTTGCCTTAACAATTCCAAATGCCCCTCGTGAAGATAAGGCGTCTGGAATCTTCCAATTACTACACTTAACATAATTTACTCCTTTTTGTTAATAAAATCCTCCTCTAACTTCACCAAATACTCAGTGCAATTAAACTCGGTATTCTCTTTCACGACTCTCTCCATTTCTTCAAACTTGCCATTGTTTATCATCTCATCGTAATTAGCGCTTGCCGATAAATTACCTCTCTCGTCGAAATATTGAAGGAAGTGGTCTTTGTTGTTGATCCAGAATTTAGCTGTCATTTATTTTTCAGATTCTTTATGAATTATTTCGACTCCTACTAATTCATGAGATTCGTAGTAACCATCTCCAAGCCCTCCCTTTTTTAGATTTTGTTCTAATTTTAAGATGTCTCCATCAATTGTATAAAAACTTTCTCCTTCGTAACCACTTATCCCACACTTCATTTTTCTTTTTAAAATAAATCTTAACATTTTTCTCCTGATTAAAATTGTTTTTTGATGTTTTGCTCGGTGAATATTCCGAACTCCCCATCAAAATTTCTTGACAATAAAACCAATCCCTAAAACATAATCCATCCTCCTTCAAGGTTAATTTCAGAAATGATTTTAGCTTGGCCGAACCGGTTAAACGACGGTTCGGCCTTCTTTCTAATTTCATAATCCCTCGATTTCGTTAAATCTTCCAAACTCACCATCGAGTCTAAAAGCTATTTCGCCAGTTTTCCCATCACGGTTCTTCGCAATGATCCAAGAGCCAGTTTCGGAATAGTAACTTTCTTTTCTTTGCTGGTCTTCAAGTTCTTCGCGATGAATTATGATCGCAACGTCAGCGTTTTTCTCGATAGCTGAGGAACCTTCAAAATGTGCTAAAGTCGGTTTATCTGATCCAGCTCTGTTTATTTGTGCGGCCGCAACAAGTGCAACGTCAAACTTTTTTGCCATCGATTTTAATGCCACTACGTTCTTGCTGATTTCCATTGTCGCGCTCATGTTTCTCTCGTTTTCATAGCGAATGTGCTGAATGTAATCGACCGCGACAACATCAACAGGCTTTAGGTCGAGTTGTCTCTTGATGATTCTTTCAATATCAATCGATTTTAACTCCTCGGAATCGTTAAGATAAATACCGATTTTCTCTAGCTCATTTTCAGCTCTTTGAATACTTTCAAATTGAACTGCGTTTACTAAATTTCTTCTGATTTTCCAAGCCGCAACGCTAGACATATTTGAGAGAAACTTGTAGGTCACTCTCTCGGAGTCGATCTCAAGCGAGATGAACAAACAGCTCTTTCCGGCTCGACTAATTCTGACAATCAAATCCTGTAGAAGTGTAGTTTTGCCGACCGCGGGTCTTGCGCCAATTACAACCAACTGTTTTGAATAAATCCCCCCTTGAAGTCTCTTGTCCAGCTCTTTGAATCCAGTTGAAAAAACTCTAGTCTCAATCTTCATCTCGCGTTTGTGTTTAATCTCTTTCACAATCTTAGAAATGTGGTCAGTTCTTCTTTTGTCAGAAAAAAGCGAGAGTCCAGCGATGTGATTTTCGATCTCTGAAGAAACATAATCAGCTTTTTTGTCAGCAAGTTTTGCAAGACTCTCATTTAACTTCGATTCCAACTCTCTTTTCTTCCACAACTCGATTAACTCAAAAGCGTAGTTTCTTATGTCAAAAATCGCGTTAGCGTGAGTTAAAAGCACGGAAAGATAAGAATATCCACCGATAGCTTTAAGATGTTCATTTGCCTCAAAAAACCCCTTTAGCGTTATTGAATCAATAGTGTCTTGGTTTGCCACTTCAATAAATCTATTCCAAATTGCTTTGTGTTCCTCGAAATAAAAGTGTTTACTTTCCAGAATATCCGCAACTTTCAGAATATGAATGTTGCTTGCAATGCAAGTGCCGAGAATCGCCATCTCTGCTTGTTGATTTGTAAATTGTGTAATCATGCCATCCTCATTTTTTGATTGCCAAACTTAGCCAAAATTATCGCTTTTGCTTGTTGTTTAGTCTCATCAGACAACTTAAGCCACTTGTCTCTGTCGTGCATTGTTATGAATTTTACTTCAGTCACTTTCTCGTCGTCGCGTGTTGTTTCGTAAACTTTCTCGATCAAGTCTTGGCCGATTAGTTGATTGATTTGGGTTGCGAGTGAGTCGGTTGGTTTTTGTTGTTGGCTTGGTTGGTAATCTTTAGGCTCGAATACTCCTTGCCAAGAGCCTTTTATTGCATTTTCTAAAGCAAGGTTTGCAAATCCTTTTTGCCTAGTCTCGAATTTTTCTAAATCGCGCAAGGTTAATTTTATCGCCCTTTCAGTGAGAGGTTTTTTCTTTGCGGCTCTCATTTCAGCATAAGATTCCCAAAGCTCTCTACTTACAAAATCAGGCAAAACCGATTGGGTTTCTTTTGGTTCTAATTGGGTTATTTTTGGTTTTTTAGGTTTTTTATTCCGCTTATTCCATCTTACGTTTGCAGCATCAGCTCTTTTTTCTGAACGTTCTTTAATGCCCTCAATTTCTTCTAGCCACTTCTGATTAATCAATACCCCGTCAGTCAACACAAAGATTTTTTTAGTCAAGGCTACGAGCTTCTCTTTATCCCCAAAAAACTTGCATCTCTGGCAAAGATTTTCTTCTTTAAGCTCTCCAGAATATTTGAAGTAAGCTGCTTTCAAGATAAATAACATCCCGATTTCCTCGGCAGTGAAATCATCCTGCAAATCCAGAATGTCGTTTGATTTTTCTTGGAAGTAGTAAATTTTCTCTTTCACTTTTTAATACCTAAAAACATAAACAATAAACATTAAACAATAAACAATGTTTAGCATATGCAAATTTAATACATTTGAATTGCATTCGCTATGCACTTGCATCATCTAATTGGAGCTTACAGTTTCTAAGATAATCTTTCTCTTATCAGAATTATCTTTGTTGCCGATAGGCTTCCTTTTGATAAAAAATTGGTCTAAATATTTACTCAAAGTTGGTTGAGAAATTTCTAATATTTCGCACACCTTTTTGTTAGTGTTTGAGTAGTAAAGATTTTCCAATTCTTGCTTGGTTAGTTTATTGATTTTCATTAGAGTTAAGTTAATAGTTAAAAGTAATTAGTCAATAGAGAGATTCGAGATTTTATATTTAATTTTCTCAACCAATGGTAAATTCGCCATTTTAGCATTTTCTTCTTTTAAGCACAAAACCAAATTGTCTAAATTATTCTTTCCACCCTTTGATAAAGGGATCAGGTGTTCAATAGAGGCCTCTTCAAATGATAATTCTTTTTCGGTGTAGAAACACTTGTTGCCGTCTCTTTTTAAAAGTTTTTCGTAAAATTGATTTTTCAAAGGCTTTCTCTTGCTATCTTGAATGTTTATCATTTTCTTTTGATAGAAACTTTCGACTATCTTTTTCGCTAATGGATTGTTTCCTTTGCATCCTTTCTTCCCTTCGTAAATTACGCAAATTTCATCGTTCGCAATAAAACGAGCGACCTCATAAGCATTATTTGAAACCTCAATCTTGTCGATCCCGATTGCTTCTAAATACGTTTCAATCGATCTAAAAATATCTTTTTCCATACTCTTCCCCTGTAGTTGGTAGCAAGGCTGGGGGGAAGTCCAACCTTGCCGTTGTGCCGCAAAGGCATAAAAAACTTTGGCTAGATTCTTCCCCAATCTAGTTATTTGCGCCGCCACTCAGCCCCTACATTCATTTTCAGAAGAGAAGAAGTCCGAGCCTACGGCGGCGCGCATTTGAGCCGACTAGCAGAACACTACTAGATGTCGTCAAAATTGCAATTCAACTTTGCTAATCGACTCAGCGTTAGTGATTAGTCGACCATCACTAACACAAAGCCGACTAGCCAGGAAGAATGAAAAAACTTCCTGGCCGGAGGAGTAAGTGAAAACTATTCCCATAAAAATCACTTACGCCGAAGAAATTACTTTCCAATTTCTCGAAGTCAACGCATATTCTTTCAAACTTTCAAGCTCAACTTTCGCAAGCTCGATGTCTCTTTCGTCAACCTGCGTTTCAGTCAGCATTTCTCGCGTTTCTTTCGAGTAGTTCGGAGCAAATCCCAGCTTGTCGTAAAAGCCTAAAATCTGCTCGTTTAACTCTCTAAAGTCATTCAAAACTTGGCGCGACATAAATTTGATTTGTTAAAATTTCTTCGATGTTGTCAAATTGGGACACTTCAATACATTTTAAAAAGTTCCATTCTCTTTTTGTTTGCCATTTTAACTCGCAAAGACGGTAACCCAATAATCCCGAAAGCACTACAGCGAGCAGCACTAGCGAGATTTGAGCAAATCCAGGAGAGACCTCAAATCTTTCTCTAGCTTGTAAGCTCTTTTGCGTTGCTTGTTTATTGACGCGGTTAGTTTGTGCTTTTTTTCCAAGAGTTTGATGATTTTTTTGCATGTTTCGTTTTTCATAAAAGTTAAAGTTGTGATTGATTCCAGATTTCAAGGGGCAGTGCTTGGCGACAAATATCGGCTGTTAGTTTTCTATTGCGCTTCCTCGCATCATCAGCATGATCAGCAGCATTAGCAGCGGCAGCATGATCAGCAGCAGCATTAGCAGCTCGAGCTGCATTAACGGCATCGGCAGCAGCGTAAGCAGCAGCATAAGCAGCACGAGCAGCAAAAGCAGCAGCAAAAGCAGCATCATCATAATAAGCAGCGGCAGCATGATAAGCAGCTCGAGCTGCACAATTTAACTCCTCTTTTGTCGCTTCATTCTTTGCGAATTTTAAAGCAACGTCTATTGCGTTCGTGCTGCGCTCATCTTTCATCAAATGTCTAACTGTATTTGCGCAAAGTGCTTTTGCTTCTGTTAATTTCGTCAAGTCATCAGAATTAGTTCTAGCGAAAAGCCATAAAATCCAGCCTCCTTTTTCACAAGTGTTAAGAAATTGTTCAAGCGTTAAATCTTTCGCGAATTCAAAGCCTTCAGAGCCGGCATTGTTTTCTTTTAAAAATTTTTCTAAAGTTTTCATTTTCATTTGAATTTAAGTTTAGTTGAATTTTTTGGTCTCCCGCGTTTTGCAGAAATTCCAAGCGACTTTCGATAGCGAAGAATTGTATGCCGGCTAACTTTGTAGTGATGAGCCAACTCTTCATCGGTCATAAATCCCGCAAATTTTGTGAAAGCCGCCAAGTTTTTAGTTTTCAAGATAATCCAAAATTTGTTGTTGAATTTGCTCGAAACGCTTACGCGCTCTAAGCTCGAAAAGAATTTTTGAAATTAGTTTCATACTAAAGATAATTAAGAATTGACAAAACCATCAAACAAGATAGCGCCCAAAGTAGCAAAATTATTAAAGCGCAAAAAATTAAATCGACTAGATAATATTGCTGTAAAATAAATTTTTTAGTTTTGTTTTTTAGCTTTTTTGTTTTTTTTAATTTCATTTTTTTAAAAGTTGTTGAATTGCTTCAAGTTTCGCTGCGACAGTCGCGCGATTGCCTTTGCCTCGTTTTAACTCAGCTTTTGCAGTAAGCGCCGCACTTTCAAGAGCTTCGCGAGTCGGCCAATATTTACTCGCGTTTTTGATCCAGAAATCAACATTTGCCGATTTTTGGACATTTCCGTCAAAAAATCTCAAAGCCACAAAATCTTGCCTGCAAAAGACCGGTGAGCGCGGATAATTTTATCGCCTTTTTTGATTTCGACCGAGTCAAAGCCGCAAATTTCAATCAGTTTCTTCGCTGTTCTTTTCGCTAGAAATCTAAAAAAGAAAGAATCGCTTAAAGATTGAGTGCCCGCGCGCGCTGTTAGTTGATATTTGATTTTCATTTTGTTGATTGTTGTTTAAATTTTGGCGCGTATTCGATTTGCTCGACGACGCAACTTTTCGTGTAAATTTTCAAACCTTCGCAATTTTCGCGCGCCCACTTTTCGCGCTCGGCTGAAGTCGTCGCGATCCAAATTAATAAAAATTTAGCTAACATTGTTTTTTTCATAGTTTTATTTTTTTAATTAATTGATTCAAAAGTTGCGATTTTACCGTTGTCTTTACTCTTTGTTTTAAAGTGATAGATCATAATTTTTTTTGATTGTTAGTTTTTAAAATGCGTAAAACGAAGCGTAAGGGCTTCCTGAAAAAATTATTGCCAAGATGTAGTTGCCGTTTGTGATAAGACTCTTTCCATTTGAAAACCTTACGTTTTCGAAAACAGCAAAAAAAGTTTCATTCTTAAAAGAGCCAGTTAAGCCAAAAAAGTCACAGTGTTCGCGTTGCTGCACAGGAGGTATTAACTCAGGTTTTATTATTTGTCCGACTCTGAGATCAGAATTTCTCAAAGTTACTCCGCAATCTTCTAAACCTTTCACTAGACAATAGGCCAATTTATCTAGGCTTGGGCTTTCTACAACGCTGAAAGTTTTGTAAAGCCATTTTTGCAAGTCTGCGCTTTGCGATAAATAAACTTTTTCTATTTTTTGTCTCATAATTTTAGAGTTCTTTTTTTGCGCAAAATTCGAATTTTTAAGGTTTTGCCATTTTTATCATGAACAACGTTTAAGCGCTTAGAAAGCTCCTCGATTAAGATTGCTGAAGCTGTCGCCAAATCTTCTTCGATTAGCCATCGTTCGCGCATTCTTTTATCGATCACGCTCGCAAGCGAAATTACCTCTAAGGCGTTGATCTCTTTGCGTTTGTCATGTAGGTTGATTAAGTTGTCCTTCATAAGTTGATTTTAGTTATGTTGTTACGTTCTAAGTGAATCAAAAGAGACTCGACTTTTCCGGCTTCGCGTCAGTGTAATTGTCAAAAACGCGGCTTTGGTTGTTTAGGTGATTACGTGCCAGGTATTTACCCTTAGCGATTAGTTCGATAGTGCCGTTAAGCAACTTTTTTGGCTGGTTTAATTGCATGTGCTACGTTTTGTTTTTTTAATTAATTGATTCAAAAGTTGCGATTTTCGCAAGTAGCTCATCAACTCGTCTTTTTCTGATAACCCCTAAAATTTTAGCTTCAAAATCAGCCAAGGCTTCTTTCATTCTCGTGAAAGATTCTGACATGGCATGTCCGGTTCTTTTCTCGATAACGACGAATTTTTTTGTTTGCGTTTTAATCAACGCAACTTCCAACTTATTGTCCATGTCCGTAAAAATCTTTTTAACTGCCAAACACTCAGCGGGAAAATGTTTTTGCTGAGCATAATCAAATTTTTGATATTTCATTGTCATTGTTTAAGTTTTTAAATTTTTAGTTGTAAATTAGCTTCTTTTAATTTTACGCCCCACAAGCATCCCTAGCGATATCGCGATCACAACCAGCGCGAAGAAGCGCATCATAATCCGTCTCTTCATGTCGATACTTTGCGCGCATCGCGCGGCGGAGACATTCATAAAAGCCAAGCTCTTCTAGATGTTCATTTGCATCGCCGCCGCGCATGTATTGCGCCATAATGCCTCCATTCTCGAAAGAGAAAGCGTAGGCACTCAGTGCCCTACCCAACCAGTTGTGATTAGCTTCGGCAATGTTTGATAAATTACGAGCTAAAACGCAAAAGTAGCGATGGTTCACGTGCGGATTCTGTGAGTTCTCTTCCCTTATCTTTGCATCTTCTGCTTTCCTCTCAGCTCGTTTTTTCGCTGATTCTTCTGCTCGCGCCTTAGCTGCCGGATCGGTTGGCGCGGCTTTTAGCGCGGCTTTTAGCTCTTCGATTCGAGACGCATCAACTAAGTAAATAGTCGCCGTTTTGCGTGAGTAGCCCCGGCGCCACTCCCACGTTGAAGCGTCCTCGATTTTCAAACCAATTTCAACACAAACTTTTTTGATTTTTGGAGAGATTGATTTTTTGTTAAGGGATTCCGCCAAGTTTATCTTAGTTTTATTGTTTTCCATTTTTACCTCGTTTTTATTGTTTTGTTTTTTTGCTGAAAATTTTGAACGAATAAGTCATTCGATCAAAATAGTAGGAGTTCGCGCCGTTTTTGATCGCTTCGATTTCTGCGGCAACGTCAGCTTCGCTCGAATCGCTAAGCCCGCGATTCTGATCGCAATTCGCGATTCTGATCAACTCTTCGCGAGCTGCTGCGAATGCTTCTTTTTTTGCGCAAAATTCGAAGAAGTCATGAGAATTTGAAGCGTAACGTTCGCCAGTTTTTTGTTTGATGATTTGAATTCTGAAATGCTTCATTTTGTTTCCCCTTTTTTTAGTTTTTTATGATTTTCGCTTTAAGTTTAGTGTTAATTTCTAACTGTGAATTGTCTTCAAATTTCAATCTATCAACTATGCAACCAAATCTTAGCTTAGCCGCTTCACGCGCTTGATGAGCTAAGAAAATTTTGGCATCAATGTCATCAGCTTTGTTGATTCTTGATTGGAATTGTTGAGCGATAGTCTTTTTCATTTTGTTTCCTTATTTGCTTTTGATTTACTCGAGCGCTTGAGTGCGTTTCGATGAAGTCACTATAACACACACGAAAATAAAGATGCAACAATTATTTTAACATTTAATGCAACATTTATTAAGAGTGATGGAACCAGCAACGGCGCGGCTCGAGAGGGTGTGAGACGGCGGGAGGCCAACGGAGACTTGGTATTTGAGAGACTGAGACGCGGGAAACGTTGAGCGAGTAAGGCTGGCGGACTTCGAAAAAATGAAAACCAAAAAAAAGATGAAAAAAGAATTGGCGCGGCAATATGACGTTGCTGCGAATGAGTTGCGCAGTTGAGTCGAGCTGATTGTCGAAAAATGATGTCAATAAAAAAATGAAAAAAAAATGCAGGAGGGAAAAGTTGTATCAGATTGGGAAAGCCGCGAAGCGGCTTCGGGTGCGAACAGATGAAGCGGATTGATGTGAGGAGTGATGATGTGATTTGATGATGTGAGGAGTGATGATGTGTTTGGTTGGGTTTGAGAAAAAAAATAATCAATCACCAATTTTATTTCAAAAAAAGTTGGAGGCTTCGCAAAATTTCAAAGCGTCAATCGTTGAATCGTAAATTCTGCAATCAGCTGATCGAGTCGAAAAAGTTGGAGTTACTTTACATAATCTGTCTTATGTTGGTTGGAAAAATGGCGGAAAAAGGGGGTGGGTTAAAGTATTGAGAGAGTAAGACGCAGAACATTGTAACCCCCCACATACCCCCACAAAATTTTTTTAAAAATCATCACCTGCTTTACGGGCTTAGTTTGGACGTAGTAATCCCTTGCCCAAGAATTGATTAAAAAAAAGAGTAATACCCCGAATTTCTTCAGAATATTACTCTTTAGGATTATGTGCCTCTCTAGGAGAGGTGTAGCTAGTAAAGGAAACTGTAGTTTTTCAACAGTGGGAAGGCTCTCTATGTTAACCCCATTGAATTCCTGTAATTTTGCCCTTCGGCAACGAGCGTCGATCTCTATCTCTTCTTGGGTGTAGCTTACTAACAACATCACCCAAGCCATAGGCGCGTTTATGCTATGGTCTATTTTTACCAACAGAGAGGATTCTGACGGGCTTATGTGGTGATTGAATCCTGCCCTTAGTTATTGATCCTGGCAAGTTTCTCGGAGTCTCCCTCCCACTAGAACCATACATGCATTTCGTTTTTTTGTTGGCCGCATATCAATAACTTGTTTCAAAATGGGAAAAGGTTGCGAAAAGTCAAGATTATTTTTTTGTTGATTATCTTGGATTGGGTTTTAGGTTACTGAAGACTTAGTCTAAGAAGGGAGTTACATGAAAAAACAAAATAAAGTTAAAAAGCCCGCCCAAGCCTTTAGGAAAGTAAAAATCGGCGATGAAATTTACTGTTTTAAATATGGGATTAGAGTATTTAAGGTTTTGGATATTTCATTATCTGAGAAATATAGCGAACCACTAGCATATCTTTGTGAGTCAGATGGCGAGATAGTAACAATAAGTAAAGAGGAGATTATCCACTTTGCCGATGAAATTGATCACAAAATTCTTTCTGAATACCTTGATAAAAAATTAAACATGGCGACCAAAAAAACAGTTATAGCTTTGGCTCATATCAAGAAAGTTTATTGGTTACTATTTGGTATGTCGGTTTGTTTAACTGTGCTGTCTTTAATTAATCTATTATGAAGCCAAGAATAACATTTACTTACAACGTTCAGACCGATCAAACTAAAACAGAGTTTTCTAGCGATTTCTCTAAACTTAGTTTTATCCAGCAATTGGATTTTCTTCAAGACATGTATATTCGCGTGTCTTTGGAGTATGATAAGAGGTTAAAAGCAACAACAAAACAGAAGAGAAAGGGTGTTTATTAGAAGTTCCACAGCTATCAACGACTGCCTCATTGCTTTAGATACGATTGGCTTTGTCAAAAAAGAGGATTTTGATTCTAACTTTAAAGCCTGCAATGGGATTGGATTTTATTTTAAGGTAGAAACAAATGGCAAATTTGCTGTGTTTCAATATAAATCACAAGAAGCCAGAGACAAAGCCTATGATGAACTCTGCGCTTTTCTTAACACTAACTACAAGTTGAGGGATTTTACTTGACTTATTGGTTATCTCTAAAATCCTTGCATGGGTTCTTTATGGGATTTTAAGACTAAAGTGGCCTCGATGCTCTTTTTAGAGTTAAAATGTTCTTTTTTCGATTTTTCATACATCAATTAAGGCAAAAATCCCCACATCACAAAAACACATGAAAAGAAAAGGGACTAATAAGCTAAAAAGTATAATTTTAGAGAAAATTTTCCACCTTTACTTTGAAAAAGGTTTGAAATTTGAAACTCTTTGGCTGCAACGTAACGAGTATAAGGATTTTTGGAGCACATTCTGTTCGATCACTGGTAAATTCACTTTTGAAGATCTCAGTGATCACGGGGTAAAAGAATTAGCTCATAAAATTTTTATGAGAAAAACACGCTCGGCCTACACAAGTCCGGTTTTAAGAGCTAGATTGGATGAGTTAAAACTAAAGAGAGAGGCTGGAGAAAATCTATTAGAGCCGGTTAATCAGATTTTAGTCACGGACACTAAAGAGGAAGTTGTTTTTAACGATGATGGGAGTGAGTTGGTAAGAACAAAAACCCAAGAGGTGCGTAAAATGAAAATTGAGCGTATTGAGTTTGCTTCTCCAACAACTGTCGATGCCGTAAACATAGCTAACCAGACCCAAAAGGCTACTTCAGAGTTTTTTGAGGACTTGATGCTTAAAGTTCAAGGTAAACAAACAAAAAAACACCAGTTTATTCACTTGGATATGGCCGCAAAGGTTAAAGAACTCGCCCTAGACATTCTCGATGGAATGGAGGCTTTGCTAGATGGTTCCGATGCAGAAGAAGCGGCAGCGGTTCAAAAAAAAATGAGTCAAGTAATGCGATTCGCAAAAGTTGCTGATACTGTTAAAAAAATGGAGATGCAGCCACTTTACACGATGAATTTGATTCACGAGACAGGAGCAAACAGGCAAAAGGAATTGACAGGGGCGATTACCAATGACCGAATGATGATTGATTATGGAAATGTCAAAATTGCCCAAGACGAAAAGGTAGTAACCGATACCGCTAGAGTCAGAAATGCGATTAAAGAAAAGGGCTACATAGCCATTGATGAGTTACTAATACAAAACCTTCAAAATATTGGGGCTTATTCTGAAGAGCAAACCAAGGAAATAGAAAATAGCGAAGAAATTATTGCTGACGAAGAATTTGAGGATATCAATGAAGAGCTCACCAAGTAACTCTTTGTCAAGAGCCACAACATACGACTATTGCGCATCCCACTTATTCCCCTTTATGACAATGCTCAATGTTGAAGTTGAGCCGCAATATAACTACACAAACAAATTATTTTTGCCGCTTTGCTTGTCGATAAATGATTATTTATCTGACGCGAATCAAAGAACTTATCTTTTAGAGGCTCCCCCTAGATCAGGTAAGACCGAATTTCTATTCAGTGTTGTGCTGCCATTTATCATTGGGAATAATCCAGGTAAGAGAATGATGGTAATCACCTCAACAAAAGCTACTAGGGAGGCACTAAATAGGCTATTAGAAAGGATATTGAAGAGCGAATTTTACCAAAAGGTATTCCCGTGGATGGGTAAATCAAAATTTAGCGCAGAAAGATTTGATTTAGGAAACGGATTTTACATTTTATTCACAACCGCGCTTTCAACTGTGCCAACAGGTTCTGGTTTTCACTTTATCGTTACGTCTGACTACATTTCTGCAAGTTGGATTAACTCGCCGTCAACGATGACAACCGCCTTTTCAAACTGGGAAGGTTTTATGACCAGGAAGCAAAATAACCCACCAACGAAGGTAATAATTGATAACCAGCGGTTGGGATTCTATGATTTATCTTGGAAAGTTTTTCAAGGAGCCGAGAGACAGGGAGAAAAAGTTTCTAGGATAACTTTGCCTTACCAGTTCCAAGATGATTATACCTTGAAACTACCCAAGGGAATTTGTGTCCCTTTCAAAAAAGGAGAATATCTTACCGAGAGATTCAATGACAGAGAGAGAAGAAATATTATTGCATCTACTTCGGAAGAGACGTATAGAACGCAGTATTTACAAGACCCCGTCCAGGATAGAGGAAGAATATTTAGTAGAGTGTTTTTTAGATTTTATCAAGCCGACACTTTTGAGACGATAAACTTTATTGATGGATTCATCACCACTGACTTAGCGTTTAAAAGAACACTAAAGTCCGACTTCACCGTTTTTATGTTTTGGATGGTTGATGATCAAGGCAATCTTTATTTAGTTGATATGTTTAGGGAGAAAGTCGACGGCGTTTTGCTCTACCAATCTCTTTACAACTTTTTCCAAAAATGGCGTTATGGTAGAAATACTTGTGGCTGCTCGACTGTTATTGTTGAAACTGCCGGTGGCTCAAACCAGGTATTTATCAACACCTTAAGAAACGGTTTCTACACCGAAGAAGGTGGCAAATTGGTTTTTTTGGATTGCCACATTAAGGAATTAGTGAGAAGTGTCAATAAAGGAGTAAGAGCCAGACAGAGTTTAGGCTACATACAGTCAGGCAAAGTATTTCTTCCGAGCCACGATGTAAAAATTAATGGGGTTTCCGATGTAATAAATGATATTGTGGAGCCGTTATTGGGAGAGGCAGAACAATTTTCCGACGATGATAGCCATAAGCATGACGACATGGTGGATTGTCTAGTGGACGCAATCAATCATATTAATACCAGAGCCTATGGAGATAGCGAGATCAAAGTTGATACCATAGGTTAGAATAGCTAGACTAGCACACCACTACACAACTTCCTAAACGGTCATTGTGCTACTAGCCTAGCCGCAGATATTTTTAGTGTGTCTTTTTGAGAAAGCAAGGGGGATTTTAAGAATCCGTTAAGAAATATTTGGAGCTGGCTTTGTTTTATTGCCGGACAACTCCGCATTAACAATATCAAGTCCGGCTTTAGTTCCAAATTGCTTAAATTCAGGGGCTACCTGAGAAATCATTTTCCTCAACTCGTTAATTGTGTAAAGGTTATTTTGATTTAATTGAATTGCTAACTGCAAGAACGCTTCCTGAAATATCCTAATTCCAGCCGTGTCCAAACTAAGGTAATAGTCATTTACGTTTATTCCGCTATCAATGTTAGAAATGATGCTGCGCATAGCCTTGGTCATTGGCTTCAAGCACATGTAGTTGAAGGTTCTAAATGTCGCATCATACAAACTTTTTAAGCGGACGATGGTATTGTTAGAATATTCGTCTATTCCCATGAATACAGAATAAGAACCTTGATCAACGTAAGAAAATATTTTTTCTGCAGCTAATTTATCGAAATTTACTACCTCAGAAGAGTTCGCCGCAATATTAAGTGCTTTAATGTCAATACTAATGTTGGGGCTAGAGGCCATGATAGTTCCGCCACTCGATCCCTTTCCTGACTTCATTTGATTTTTAATGTCTTCGACAGCTTTAGTAAAATCTTCCCTTTCTTTCGCGGTCATTGGCATCCCCTGGACAGTGTTATATGAAACTGTGACAATCTGGGATGGAAAACACGAATTAGCATAAAACGAAGTAGCAAATTTTGCTACAAGATTCTGTAGTTTGATGTAATTAATCGCTGGAGAAAATTCTGATTTATATGTGGCAGAAAGGTTGCTGTAGTTGCCATCTACTTGCAACAAATAAACCTCGTTACCTTGCTCATAAGAAAACATTCCGTATCTAGTAGATAAATTGAATGTCATCGTATTAGATTGGTAGCTTACTTGATATTGCGTATTTGAGATATTATTTATCAATCCTATCGACTGAGGCAGTATAATCCTCTTGAAATTCATTTTCCTATCAAACACAAAAATCACGCCATAAATACCATCTACATTTTGTGCTTGGAGTAGGTATTTTAAGATATGATCTTTATTGTTTGGGCTTGGATATGTGTTTGGGTTGTAGATCCAATCCAAAAAATCATTAAAAACCTTCTCGTTTACAACTACGTCGCCTCCAGCAGCTTTCTTTTTAACCACAAAATCTGGTTGGCTTATGATGGCAAATTGTTTGTTAATGATCGTTTGGGTGCTGATATTATCTAAAATATGAGAGCGATCGCAGCCAGAAAATTGTCCTATCAAGTTTCCTGAGATATCAAACACCATGGTCTCAGACATGTTGCTTATCGAAGCCACTGATTTGGTTTCCAGTTTTTTCTTAGAAAAAAGTTTCACTTGTAATGTGTTTAAATTTTAGTGTTGCATTTAAAAATAGAGCTTCTATTAAGCTAGTTTAATTTGCAAGCGAAACCACACACGCTCAACAAACCCATGCGCAATGCACAAAATAATTGAATTTAAGTCGGCAGAGTTTGCTGTAAATAGCTTCGATGAGATCAAAGGTATTTTTACAGGATATGCTTCAGCCTTCAATAAAATTGACAAGGTAAATGATACTGTAGCTTATGGAGCCTTTGATTACTCGATTAATCAATGGAAGGAAGGAAAAGCTATTAGCGTTAATTTTGAACATGACAAAAAAATTGAACTCGCCCCTAATTTAATCGAGTTTTTCGCAGATCAATACGGAGCTTTAGTCAGATTCCAATTTTCAGAAGAAGCAAAAAATAACTATCCAGACATTTACCGGTGGGCTGTCTCGAAAGCTAAAAATAACACGCTATTTATGTCTATTGGCTATACCTTTATCAGATCAGCCTTAGGAGACAAAAGATATACTCTAAAAAAGAAATTTGCCGAACCAGACACGATCTACAATCTATCTTTAAACCACGTCGCCATTACAGGCGATCCAGTCGATCCATCGGCTAGAATGTTGGAGGTTAAGGGCTTCAAGATGCCGAAATTCCCAATTCATCTATCAGAAACTTGGGATGAACAAGAAGCAATGAAAAACTGGAGAGAATTTTCTAAATCTAAGGATAGCCCATCTGATTCTTACAAAAACGGATTTCTTTATTTCGAGGATGGAAAAGAAGATTTGTTTGCAGCCTACCACTTTAATTTAGTAGATATTATCGATGGTGAGCCAATGATTAATTCAGCGGCCGTAGTAACTGCTCATCGCTATATAAAAGGCGCGAGAAACGGCGTTAAAATCCTAAATGCCGAGCAAAAAATCACTGCCCTAGACATCATCTCTAAACTTTACACCAAAATTAATAGATTGCGCAAGGAAGAGGGGCTAAAGCCACTTCCAGAAGTCGAGGTAAAAGCTGATATTAACTTCAACGAGTTAATCGAAACCATTGACGGCGAAGTAAGTGCAAAAAGGTTCCTTAAGAGCAACCAAGGATCATTATCAAATACCAATATCGAGAATTTCATTAACAAGGTTATTTCGGTTACCAAAAATGAAGTTAAATCTCAAAAAGAATTAGAGGTTGGCGATTGGACCTCTGTGACTCAACCAACCTCTGTGTCTGAGGTTAAAACAAACGAACTATCTGACTACTTTAGTGAGGTAGGTAAATTTTTAACCAAAAAATAATTATATTATGCCAGAAAAAACAGGCGCAGAAGCAGTAGCACAGAATATTGCAGAAGCAAAAGAAAATGCCGCAGCAGCGGCGGAAGAGGTAAAATCTCTTGGTGAAGGCGTTAAAGCTCTAGCCGAAAACTTAAAAGAAGGTTTTGCTTCAATGAAAGAAATTAAAGAAACTGAAGAAATGAAGTCTCTTAAGTCCGAATTGGAACGAAAATCTGCCGAAGCTAACAACTTGAAAGAAAAACTAAAACTAGCTGATGCTGGTCAAGGTTCTATTCCCGGAGATATTTCGGAAGAAGAAGTTAAATCAATTCAGGCTCTAGCTTCAAAGCTCGTGTCTAAGGATAGAGTTGCACTTAATTCAGAAGAATATAAATCAATCCGCTTCACCGATGCTTCTACAACTGGTGGATTTATTGATTCTTCAAGAAAAATGGGGACTATTGACATTAACAAACAGCCTTTAGCGACAATCCTAGAGGATGTTGATGTAATGCCTGCGGTTAATTCGAATGAAGGTTCTGTGGTTTGGGACGGATTTGACGAATCGTTGGTAGATATGTATGATGCCAATGAAATGGATGCTGCCAAATTAAGTGAAGCAGTTAGACAATCTTTGATTAAACTCTCTATGAATGAAGTTAAATCAAAAATGATCCTATCTTCAAGAGTTATCCAGAATGCTCTAGCTGGTGGAAATCAAGTTGCTACTTTAAACCGCAATCTTACTGCTCTGGAAAGTCGCTACAGAAGAAAGTTAGCTACTAAAGTATTCCAAGATATTATTGGTTTTGCTAATGGTGGTAAAATTTTCAAGCAAATAACCACTACTACAAATACTCCTGCAGATGAACAAGGTCGTGTGGACTTGAGATTGTTCCCAAGTAAGCTAAAAGTTGATTATGTTAGCGGCTCTGTCATGTATGTAAGCAGAGCCTTTTTAAATGCTCTTTTTTCAAAAGAAACTGCTGACGGACATCTTGCTACTGAACAGTTTGTGTTTACTGACAGTGGCATCACGCTTTATGTGACCCCTGAGAAGGCAATACCAGTAAAAGTATTTGAGCATAATCAAATTGGAGATTACAAATCTCTGGATGATGGTTCAACTTCAATTACAGCAGATTACGTTTCTGGAGGCACTAATACCGGTAAACTATTGGCTATCGTGGGTGATTTGAATTATGCTTACAAAGTAATTCCAAGCACTATGGGGACAGTAGGTTATGATGCCAGCATCTCTAACATCTTTGATGGTGCGGTTCCTGCTGGTAAAATATCTTTTGCAGCACAAGGCGTTGTAGCAAGAGAAGCCATTAAGGTTTTATATTCTAAATAATTTAAAAAGGAGTTTTCTATATGGAAAGCAAAGACTATTTATCTGGGGTTGTTCTTAAAAGATCAATTCCTCTAGCTCAACGCACCACATCAGCGCAAGTTGTTGCTGGTGCTGCGATTGACATTACCGGAGTCGAGGAAATTGTAAACGTGATTAGCGCGAGTGCAGTTGCTGCCGGCTCAGTAAAAATCCAAGATGTCCAGTTCGCAGACGATTCATCTTTTACTGCCAATGTTACCACTTTTACAAGTGATGATTATTTGAGAAAGGATAATCGCTCAAGCCCTACATCTGCTATCGACCAAACAAATTTGACCGCGGCTGGCTCTCGCTCGCTATCTTTGGCAAATCTAGCTCTTGAATCTCAAAAATATTTCAGAGTAAGAACCTTAGCTTCATCCGGTTCTCCAGATGTAACTTTTGAGGTTCAAACCCTTGTAAGTTACGCTGACAAACCACAAGTCCAAGCATAACTTAAAGCTCTCCTCTCTTTAGTTAGAGAGGAGAGCTAAAAAAATTCAACATAACAAAGTCTTATGAAATATAAATTATCAGAAGATCACCGAGTTCGCTTAAGCAACACAGTGTTAAAAGCTGGTGTTTATACGTTAGAAGAGCTCAAGAAAGCGCACGAGCACGATTCTCTTGATTTTTGCATTAAATACACAAAGCTAGGCGCAAAGCTATCTCCGGTAACGGAAGAATCCGATTCCTCAACCAAAAAGAAAAAATAATTATGTTTAGAGTATTAAGACCATACAGCGGTAACGGAGTCTTGCTTGAGGCTCGGGAATACACTAAAGAAGAACTAGTTAGTCTTTACGGCTCAGAAAATTCTCTCAATTTCTGCTTGAAATGCACTAGTTTAAAAGATGCAGTCGAGGAAGTCGCTGGAGAAGAGGTTGCTCTTAAGGAAAAAATCATTAAAAAAGTAGAAGAAGTAATTGAAGTAGTCTCTGGCGAAGCGTCTGAAGAAGTCGCGTTGAAATTCTTAGTTCAAGAAAACATAAAGAAAGGTAGAAAAATTCTTTTTAAAGAAGGTGATAAAGTAACCGAGGAAGAGCTAGAGGATCTTGATATTCAAGAGCTTCTTAACGAAGGAAAACTTTTGGAAATTAAGGTTGTTTAGTGTTTCAATTCTCTTTCTCTACAAAAAAATTAATTTCTAGGAATGAGTCTTTATTCCCCGTGTCCTTAGATGATGTAAAAAAGTTTTCTCAATTTTACAAAAACAACCCGGACACTGAGGAATATAACTCAATGATTGAAAATTATTGGATCCCAATATTCGTGAAAGACTGGGAGAGAACAACTAATTTTTTATTACTAGATACCACTGTTCAGGCATTCGTTCCAGATATTGGGACAATTAGTGGGGTTGCCTCTAACATAAGTCTAAAGAATCTCAACGTAAGAGAAGTTTCTTCAGTAAAATTCTATCCTGAATCTTGGAATCAATCAGATCCAAAAACGACACTAGAGACATCAAAATACCTACTCTCAGATGAAGTTTACAATATCCCCATCAATCTTAACATAAAAGCGCAGTATTTACCTTTTAGGCTTTATCCAAAAACGCTAAATTTAGAGATCAATTATTCATGCGGATTTCAAGGCAACAATTTTGAGAACATTCCTTCAGAAATAATCAGCACTATTGCCATGCAGGTTGCCATGCAGGTTGATTCAAAAGAAGGGCTGTCATGTGGTTCAGAATATGCGCCATTTATCGAACAAGTTTACTCAGAATACACTCTAAGAGAGCAATTAGTAACAATGATTATTTAGGAGGAGTCGTGATCATCCCTAAATGCTGCAAGGAAACTTTAAATGTGAAGGATTCATTTAATGCGTATGTCAACCTGTATTTCAAAAACATAAAAACAAAGACGCAGTCTGAAAAGCAGATAAACACTTACAATCCCCAGCTAGTAGCCAAAAAAAGATGTCTGATAAGAGACAGAACAAACGCCTCAGTTGATGTTGGAATAATTTCGCAAGTAAGAGACCCCGCCAACCTAAAAGAAGTCATTTTTGATAATTTTGACATAGCTTCGATGAATGTTAATTATGTGGAATGGGAGGGATCTAAATATGATATTACCGGCTCGGAAAAGATAAAAACCTTTACTGAGAATTTTAAAAGATACACGGCTGCGGAAGGTAGGCCATTCATCAGAATATACATTGGGTTAAAAACGCTATGAGACTCCTGGATTTATCTAATGTCACCAAGTCAATTAACTCAGCAAAAAGTGCGGCAATGAGGCAATGTGCAAGGGAATTGCAATCCGCCATAAGGTCAGAATTTAAGTCTAAAGATAAAATCGGTGTTTTAAATAAAAGAAACCAATATGCCGGCAGAAGATCTGCCTCAGGACAGTCGCTAGCAAAAGATTCTGGAGCCGCACTATCTAATGTTAATTACGAGATTTCGGCAAAAAAAGTGGTGGTCGGTATTAAAAAATTTCGTGACAATTACGTTGCTTATTGGGAAGAAAAAGATAGACCTACTATTGCTAACGCTTTAGCGAAGAGCATGGATAAAATAGACTCAATTTTTAGAGGTAAAAATTTTACAGAATGATTGACATAGCCAACCAAATAGGGAATCTACTAATCAAATATCTTCCATATACAGCAGCGGCGAGTATGGGCTATCAATTCCCAGTATCTGACGTAGCGATAGATGGAGATAAAGTTACATTGACATTAAGTTCGGAGGATTACGCAGCGGTTCAAAGTCGGATGACAGATAACAACAACTCCTCATTCACGGTAAATGGTTTTTATACCAGATGCAACATAACTTCATTTACTACATATAATGCGGGAGTGGGGGATAGCTTCGCATTTGAGGCTACTTTTGATAGAGCTCCTGGGTTTAAGATAAATGAAGAAATAACCTTAAAGGGCTTTACTGATGCCCAATATAATATTCCCTACAAGGCTATCAGAAAATTATCATCAAACAAGTTTATTCTTTACGCATCCGAAGATGTAGATATTGAGAACGTCACTGTTGGGTTGGGATATGTTCCAATTCAATACACAGAGGGCTTTAATGATGTAGTAAGCCTTACTGATGAAGGTTCTAACCAATTTAGTTTTATCGTAGATGCAGATTCCTACTATTACGTAGATTCTGTTGATAAATTGGATCTATTAGATCAAGTAAAAATCTTTGATTACCTTAATACCGTAAAAGTAATTGATGCTAAAGTGTTTCAAGAAAACCTCGAGTCGGCCGATGGCAATACTAGTTACTTGATTGTTGATTCATCAAGTCTAAGCGGCAGCCCAGCAAGAAGGTCTTCTCAAAAATTCGATTCAGATTATTTTTTGATGAATAGAAACGGTGCTTTTGAGAAAAATTTTATCATTAACGTAAAATATCTTTTACAAAGAGTTACTGACGAGGAAGGAGAGCAAACATCTTCTGGATCGGATATTGCTGCTAAACAGATGGACATGCACAAAGCCCTAACATCAATACTTAGGTCGCCACTGGATGGAGATGATACTACAAGATTTTCCGCCATAACAATTCAGAGAGACTTCGTAGAGGATAGAGTCTCTGGTGGTAGGGTTGTAATTAGCTATGAGCTAGGACTGGTCGCTTGCTATCGTGATGATATTATGATTAAAACCAACATAAAGTCCTACCCTATCGAAAAACTTAAGATTAATAAAGATTTATTGGTTTTTTAAAAAAAATATTTGACTTCTATTTCTCGAAATGGGAAATTCCCAAATTGGGAGAACCCAAACACCAAAGATTGAGCTCCGCCACAGATAAACCAACACCTAAACCCAATGCTAGATCCAAAGCTATCTGCACCAATAGTCGATGCGTCAGTAGACACATCATACATCCAGACCGTAGTATTAACTGGACAATCAAACACAGCTACAGCAGGTCTGTATAAAGACTTAGAGTTGCTCACAAAAGAGGAAATTAATACTAAATTTGGCGCATCTTCTCATCTTGCGGCCATGCTGAGAGATGTTCAGACTATCTGGGAAAACTCTTTAATCAAACCAAAACTTTGGGCGGCTTCTTATCAAGACAAATCCGATGCTGTCGCAAGGATTCTTGAGGCTGTTGTTTCTGGAACGTCAACAGAAGAAAGAGAGCTTAAAATTAGATTAAACTCACTCAATCCAGACAGAATTATTGCCCAAGAAGTTGCTATCCTTGCCGCTAGAAATACTAAAGGAGCTTATTGCGCCGAGTATTCGCAAAACTCAGTCCAGTTTGGTATGCCAAGGAATGCTAAAAACACTTTTACTCCTAAATTAGTAAAAGCCACAACTAATGATGTAATTGTTGGAGTAACTATCCCTAAATCAACTACCGCCGCCGCTGCTGCGACTTTAATCAACACCGCGATTAACGCTAAAGCAGAAGCTATTTACGGATCAACTGTAGATACAGCAACCCTAACACTAACTGCTAAGCACAAAGGATCGCTAAGTAATTTCTTTTCTATCGAAGTCGTCCCTGGAACTATGCCATCTGGACTTCAAATCTCAATTACTGAAGACACTGAGGGGTCAGATGTTGTTGATGTGTCCGGCATCCTAAGCCTCCAGGATGAAAATGATACAAGTTTAGCAGATCTAAATTTTAACTTCTTCGTGGCTCCGATTTCTTATTCGATTTCGGCGGTTATCACTGATGCTAAAGCTAAGTTTGATAATGTAACAAACTATCAAAACAAATCAAGAGCCTATCAAATCTTTAGAGCAACAGCCATTGATACATCAAGCAGCTCAGTAATTAACTCCTTAGCTTCATCTCAGCCAGTCGAGGTCGATGGAATAGTTAAATCTCTTTCAGTATTGAAGCTAGTGGGACTAAAAATTAAAGGAGTTTCCAATGTCGCTGAAGCAGATGCCTTGGAAGCTAAGCAATTTACCGCTATTAAATACGAATCAGATACAGGTATTTATTATGTTGGTGCTTGCTCTTCTCTTTCTAGCTCAATTAGATTTAAGAATATCGAAGCGGTAATCGCTGCCCTGGCTATCCGCAGATTTACCGTGGAAAAGATGATACCTACTTTCTTCGGAGAGATAGCTTACACTGAAGAAGACGCAATCGATGCCTCAATGGTTAATAAAGAGGGTATCATAGGCTTTTTTAATTACGTAGGCTTAATTCTTGACGGATCAAACGTTTCTACTGATTTTGGATCTGATTACGCGGGACTTGTTGTCAGTGGATCAGAAGCAAGAGCAAGAAGAGATGAAATTTTACGAGCCTCAACGTTCTTCGACAAATCGGCAAAAATGGTTGCCCTTAACTTTGCTAACGAGCTTCTTGACCCAATTCGCTCTATCTTTATCATTAACTCTTTTAGATAAAAACAATGTCCACTAATAATAATGCTCAATTACTTCTAGAAAACTATGGCAACTATGATCTATTCAGCAAAGCTGACTCAGCTCAGATTGCCGATCTTACCATTGAAGACGCGACTGAGGCGGCTCAATTCATAGTTACTCAGGACGGAACTTACAAAGCAAGGACTTTTAAACAAGTCGTCCCCGATACTTCTTTCAATATCCAAGCTGCCGATCTTGCAAGAGATAATTCTAGACTCTTCGCCGCTCTTCAAAAGGCTGGATTCGCTTTAGGAAAGGCTGTCCTCAATCGAGGCAGAACTACTGTTACTTACCAACTTTTCGTAGGAGAAAAACCTATGGTTCAAGTCGGAAATGGCGGCGGATTCTCTACCATCAGTCTTAAATTTAATAAACAATAATCTCAATCTAGCGGGATTCCTTGTCCCGCTAGAACAATGCAATCACCAATGTATTTGACCTCATCTGAAGTAGTAAATCATCAAGAAAAAAATTTTTTAAGAGTTTTTTTATCTGAAAAATACCCTTACACAATAAAAGAAGGTTCTGTCAATCAAGATTACTTCGAGATGTATTTCGAGGAGCCGAATGCCAGCGATTTGCTTATGTTGAAAAACTGTTCCGTGGCAATAAACAAACTCTTCAAATACACTACGCAAACTCAAGCCCTAACCGCTATAAAAGACATACCAGCCGACATAATGGTCGCAATGATGCAGCGCAAAGTTGATGAAGAGATGGAAAAAAGGATTAACAAAGAACTTGAACACGAAGCCGCAGCAAGAGAGATTACCGCCGAAGAAGATAAAAAGACACTAAGCTCCAACCTTGCACACAGGTCTTTCATAGCCTCCTTACTGGAAGATTCTAACGATTTTTCAACCGCCGATTCTGATTATTTTAGAGAGGTAGATAAGTTCGTTTCATTGATTAGTTCAAAGTGCCGAAGATTGCACGGAACAATGATGCTAAACACCCCGTTAGATCTTCTTGACAGATATGGCGGGTTTTCTTTTTTGATTAAAAATGCAATTATTTCTGAATATGTAGGTTTTTTTTTCTTTCATTTTCTTTCCCAAGTTTTACTGAATCTCGAAGCGTAGGAAAAAGAAAAATAATTTTTGAGGAAATCGACGAAGTCAAAGCCGAAATTCTTAAAATGTTTGCTGGGGGGATAACCCTATCAGAATTAAACAGAATCGGCTACAAAGATGCTTGCAAAATCAGAGATTACGTAGCAAACTTCTCTGCATCACACTCAAAATAACCTAAAAATGGCGACTAAGAACCAGGTTGATATAATACTTAATGTTATTGATAAAACGCCAGGACAGTTAAAAGCTGTCGAGGATAAAATCAATAAGTGGGCAAAAGCTCAAGAAAAGAGTATGCAAGGCCATTTATCTTCTAAAGAGATAGCTAGAAACAGGAAAATTGACGCGGATAGAGCTTTGGCTGAAGCTAAGGCAAAAGAGATTGAAGCAAATACTATCAACAAGTCTCTTGCTTTCAAAAAAGAAGAATTGCGCAAAAATAAAAAAAATGCAGCAGAGTTAAAAAAAAGTGAGGAGCAAACCAGCCTAATAAGATCTCAAAATAGAAAAGTCCAAAGTGACGCGGACTTGGTCGATACAAAAAGAAGAAAAGTAGATAAAGAAACCCAACTCAAAGAGTCTACTTCTTTGAAAGATCAACTGAGAAAGGATAAGAAAAGCCTAGCTGATATCGCTAATGTTGAAGCTAGAACAAGGTCAACCGAAATTAGAACTGAAACATTCCTTACAAATAGTGCCAAAGCTGAGTCCAGAAGAGCGGCATCTGACGCTCGTCGTGAAGCCAGAGATAAAGAGCGCAGAGATATGGCAAGGGAACAGATGTATGGTAGAGTTGCCGCATCAGGAACGGCCATTGGTGGGTTAGCTGGAGCGTTCTCATTGAAGAATTACATGGAGATGGAACAGATGACAATGAGAATGCGGTTAATGTTTGGAAAAGATTCTGGAACGCAAGTTATTAATCAACTCAAAGACTTTGCCGCGAATACTGCTTTCTCATTGCCAGACGCAGCTAGATTGCTTCAAGGCGTAAAGCTGGGTGCTGAGTCTTTAGGAGTGGATAAAACTGCGGACATGGTTGATTTTATGAAAAAAATCTCCGTTTCAATTTTGGGCTATGTAGGAAAGGCAGAAGATAGGGAGGAAGTAGTCAACCAGTTAACGCAAGTCTTTTCAAAGGGAGTTGCCGATACAAGAATGGATTTAAGGGTGATGGAAGGGCGCGGGCTCCCAATAAGACAAATGATAACCGAGTTCGCAAGCGCAAAGGAAGGGAAAAGAATGGACATGAGAGATATATTTGCGGCATACGGAGATATGCTTCCAGCAAAATTGATTGCCCAAACCATGGAGTATTACGCGGCAAAGCCCGAGATGGTAGCGGCCATGCGAATGAGGTCTGAATCATTCACCCAAAGTTGGGATACTTTTACCGAAACACTTAAATTTACCTCGGCTTCATTGGGGGAGACAATAGATGTTTCACTTGGTCTTGGCAAGAAATTAGGTGCGTTTTCCAAGGGCGTCGGATCCATAGACAGGTTCTTAATTAGCAGATCAATCGACAAGCAAGGTAATGAGGTTAAGGAATACAGTATAATTGGGCAGAATATTATCAAAGGTGCATTGACTGGTATAGGTATTTTAGGTGGCGCGTGGCTCTTGCCAAAATTAGGAAGGCTAATGAAAACAGTAGGTGAGATGCCGGAATTGGGGAAATCAACAAAAATGGTTGCGACTGCCGGCGTAGTATTTTCAGATTATGGGAAAGTGCTTGAGGACATAATAAAAGACCCAGTAAGGGGATTGGCGACTAATTTCCAAGAGGTCGCGATGGCCGCTATTGCATTAACGACTCCAATGGGTCGATTAGCCGCAGTATTGAAGGTTTTATATGATACAGGCTTCTTCTCATCTGGAAGCCAGCCAGGAGAATACACGGTCAAAGATCGCTTTTTGGATACTTTGCAGAATAAATATTATTTAGACAGAGCAAGTATAGCTGAAAGGCAAGGAGATTCTAAAGCCGCTGAAAGATATAGGGCGTCAATAATTGATACCGATTTAACTGCTAAAAACGTAGCAGCCATCAAAGGTAATTACAAAGACACTCCAATAATTCTGAATGTTGAAAACAAAACTATTGTTGATGGCGTGATACAGCCAAATACAAAGTCCAAAACAACTGTCAGAAATCCCTTTGGAAACCCAATAACAAAAGAGGTTTGGAATTAATATGGTCGGAATACTTCCTACAGAAGAATCATTTGTTTACAGAGGACTTCAACGACTCACTTTAAATATAATCGGCAACTCGCCACTATTTAGAGAAACCGAGATTAAATCAGTTATTCATAGAGGCATAGGGGACGATAATTCTTACGAAAGAGTCGGAATTGGCGACACTCAAATAACCATTCCTTTGTTTGTCGAAAACACAACCAATTACAACGAGATCGTCGAGTTTTTTAGAGATACTCGCCCTTTTATCTTATCTTATCGCGGCGAAATATCCGACCAATTAAATTTAGTTGGAAATATTAAGCAGGATTTCTTCGGAGATGGGGTTGGAGAGATGACCCTGGTATTCACCACTGCCCAAGGCAAAGAAGATGTCCCTTTCGGATTTCCCGATGGTTACAAGATAGAAAATACCTCATCCGTGCCTAGCTGGCTAAAGAAGTTACGAAATTATGGGACTCGAGTATTCGATTTTACATCAAACACAAACGAGTCAATCGGCGGGTTTACTAACGCCATTGCTCAATATTCATACGCGATAGAAAATATTGGTAATGGCGTAGGTGACATGAGTTCGATTGTGACTAATCCGATCAACTCGGTCAGAAGCTCTGCCAGCTCCATTATTGGCGGCATCGGGGCTATTATTACCGGTATGCAGAATGCAGTTAGCGCGATCTTATCGGTTCCTGAGGTTGTGGATGGAATAATTGATCAATTTCTTTTGCTCGGCGATCAAATTAATGATTTATTTGGATCGGGAACAAAGGACGACCAGTTAAAACAATCTTGTGATTTCTTGGGAAGTGTTGGAGAGGCTTTGATTGAGGTATCAACGGCGACAAATAACGCGTCTCCCGATATTTCTACTCAAGTTTTTAATGAGGATGGCGTTTTAGAGATTGAGTTTAGACCCGAATATTTTATTACTAAAAATAACACAACAGGAGTTGGAGTTTTAATGTTGTCGTCTGTTTTAATTTCAATGTATAGAAACACCCAGCAAATAGGTAGATGGAATACTACTAGCCTGAATAATCTACGAGATAAAACCGAATTAATTTACAATTACCTATCCTCGCAAGACATTCCTTACGAGGTTAAGTTTGAAATGGATTTAGCCAGATCGGATTTCTTTAAGTTATTTAAAATACTCGCCGCCAAAGCAATAAAAACAGTTGATTTAACCTTGAACGTTCCAAGATTCTTACTTGATGTAGTCTACGAGGTTAATGGTAATTACGATTACTATTTAGACACAAAAAAACTCAACGATGTTGTTGGCGGAGTCGTCGAAGGTAAAGTAAAAATTATCTCAAATGCTTAGCTTGCCCCTAGAAAATATCAACGGACGTCCGCTGGAAAGCGAAGTGAAGATACTATTTGAAATAGATTCGCAAAAAGTTGAGTTCGTAAATCCGATAACTTGCAATGCAACGTGGATGATAGACAACGGATTTGCATTAAAAAAAGTTAGCGTTGAAGCCATTGGTAATGCAATATTTAAGGATTTAATAGTCGAATTGAGTGATCGCAAACGCATAATGACGAATGTATTTATTGGCGGGGTGCTCTTTGTTAGGAGCTGGCTAACTCAAGGCATGATAAATTATTACTTAGATAAATCTAATGGCGTAATCGTTGAGTTTTCTATCTTTGACCGCTTCTTGCCGCTAAAAGTAAGTGACATAATCAAAACAAAACCAGCGGCAAACACTTATTTGAGGCAGTTTATTGGGAATATTCTGTTCGAGCTAGGATTCACTTCTGAGGAGTTTATAGATACATACCAGAGAAAAATAACAAAAGCGCATGAACTAATAAAAAACGGCGTGGGGGTCGAACAAGAGACTTTTTTAAAAACTTTCTCCAAAGAAGAATTTATTTCTGATTCTGGGCGGGACTTAGTGGGGGACTCATTGTCCCTGTGTGGAGTCATGTTGATTTCAAATGGTTACGATACCTTAACGATAGAAAGGCCTAACGCCAATCGATTTATCATTGGGCATGTTGATTCCAAAGCCGATAGCAATATTGTTTATTTTGGGAAAGTAGGAGAAAAGAACTCGGAAGAGGCAATAACGCCCTCTACAGTCATTATACTTAATTCAAGGGGTAACGAGACATCTGCTTCAGATAACAACACTGCTGTAATAGCTAAAACAGCAAGAGGATTGCCAAATATCATCAAGATCAGCAATGTTTCATTTAGCGCAACCCATAAACAGATTGCCAGTATGTTAGATTACAATTTCGCTGGCATCAAGGCTAAACAAGATTCGTTTTTGATAAAAATAAATGGCGTATCTCTAACTTCTAGCAGAGAATTTTTTCAGCCAAACCGTAGAATTAATGTTTTCGTGCCTGAGTTGGGAATTGATGAAGATATGGTCATTTTACAAATGGGCATGAATATTTCAGCTCAGCAAGGAACGGAATTGGTTCTAAACGTCTCGACAGAATCATCATTTGAGGACAACGCTACTTTGAGACAGAAAATTGCTTTAATGAGGTAATATGAATTTTATTAGAAAAATAAAGAAGCTAGTTGTGACTAATTTGGCTAGGGCATATTTTTCTACCTACCAAATAGGTAACGACTCGGTAGATCTATCATCGGACATATACTTTATTGATGGATTAGTCGGTATTAATTCCAACGCCAGCGTGCTAACTGGAAAATCAGACGCAACCAGATATGCCTTGATAGTTGATAAAAATTCGAGATTAATTGATACTCACGGACTTACGGATGGCGATGTGTTAGTTGGTAGGGAGCGCAATTACATTCTTTTTCGCGCCGGAGATCAATTAATAAAATCCACAGAAATATCCGTTATTGCCAATCAAATCAACATAACCGCCAACAAGATAGTCTTTAACGGAATTGAGCTTTTTGTTGAGGCTGGAAAATTAAAAATTAAAGTTGGTTCAGAATTAAAAGAAGTCGTGGTTGTTGGCGGGACTGCCGATACCACGACAGGAAAAATAATAACCAGTGGTCAGTAATTATGAAAAATTGCGTTTACTTCGAGAAAAAAAATGGCGAGTTTACAGTGGTTGCCGAAAATGGTAAGCTAAAAACTGAGCCTGCCGAGTTGAGCTACATAAAGCATAATCTTTTGTGTTTTGGCAGAGCAGATAATTATTCCATCGCTGAGAGCACAAATAGAAACGGCTGCACTATGGAATTTAACGATAAACAATCCTATTTTTCTAAAGCCTGGATTTACTTCTTGGAGGGATCAATCACCCCCGAGAACGTGTCGGGAGTGATCAGGGAGTTCAATAAAGCCTGCGATAGGGATTTAAGAGCCGGACTTTTTAATAGAAAAATATTCCTAAAAGAAGTAACTCGAATTGACAAAAACACTTTAGTATTCAAGATTGACATAAATGGACAATCACAAACCATCAAAATTTCGATATAACCGTGCCTACCCCAATTAGAACAATCAAAGATTTAAAAAATAAAATACGCAGCGATGTTTTTTCTAGCACTTCTGGAGAAATAGACCCGTCGCAAGACCCTTTTTACAATGCGGTAACGGAATCCCTGGCAAAGACATTAAACTCTGTAGATACGTCCATCAGAGACTCTTTTTACGAGACATTCCCGCAAACGGCAGTGTCAGAAGAGGCACTGTCGCTAATTTCATTGAAGGACACTAATAACCGCGTTCAGAGAAAGCCGGCAAAATTTTCCTCTGGTGAAATCTTGGCCATAGCATCAGAATCGGTGGACATCCCAGTGGGGACACAATTCATCACGCAGGATGGTAATATTTATCAATCGATTGTATTCAGAACATGCGTAGAGCAAACAATTCCCGTTAGCTCTCTTCAGAGAGTGAATAATTATGCCATTGCGACCATACCAAGTCACAACCTGGGCAACTTGATGAATCTTACAATATCTGGAGCTAACGAAGTAGAATTTAACGGAAATTTTGAAATTCAAATTGTTGATAAAGACACCATAAAATGGGTAAATGAGGGATCTGACGAGTCCGCTACAGGCACAATTAGCGCCGCTTTCTTAGGAACAAGAGTAACTGTGCAAAGCGTCCTTGATGGAGAAAATACCGCAAAAGATTTCAACACAACCATCGATCTTTCCTCTAACTTGCCAGAAATAACAGCAACCTTCGTTACTTTTAATGGCATAATTGGTGGCGCAGATACAGAGACTCTGGCTTCTTGGAAAACTAGGTTAAACGAATACTTTGCTTTTCCTGAAAATTTGGGAAATATCTACTATCTGAATTTCTGGATCAAACAGAATACCAACGCCAATTATTGCTACAACTTTAACTCCGAAGACTCCTTATACCTTTATTTGACCTCGGTAGTTTCTAAGCTAGATGATGAATATAACTTTACCAATTTTACACTTGAGGAACTTTCTGCGATAAGAAGCCAAATAATCGCTGCAAATAGATTCAGCTTAAGCGGGGTGGACGCGCTGCAGTTCCAGGTAGTAAACCCTACTTTTAGCAACATAAACATTTCAATAGCTGATTTATCTCCGGATTCTGTAGCGATGAGAGCCGCTATTAGCGCAAAAATGAAGGCTTACATTGCTTTATTACCAATTAAATTCTTCCTAAAGAACTCTCAATTAAGTGTAGATAAAATTAGATCACTTCTATCCACGGTAAGAGATTCCACTGGAAGGATTCCATCTTTTGGGAGTGTAAATGTCACGGGGCTTAATAACCTCGATACAAATACTAAAAAACCCGTTTTAGGAAACATCACTTACTAATAATGCTTGATCATCTAAAGGACATTGACACCGCAGCCAATATCTTCATTAGTTCGTTGCCTCGTGGATACCTCTACAACCAATCACTAAAACCATTCATTAAAGGTTTTTTGTATGAAGTTTGTGAGACGATTAAGGTTATAGATAAAGGGTTTAAAGACAAATTAGATTTGACTGAAAACAGCTATTTCCTAGACGATGAATTAGCTAAATATTCACTGCCTAACGAAATATTCACTGATCTAAACACGATTAATGAGAAGCTGTTTGCTATTTCAACGATGAAATTAGCCTCTACTCTACACTCGAAAGAGGATTACATTAACTTCATGGCTTTATTTGGTTATGAAGTTAATCTTTATCACCAAAGTCTAGCCATTAATCACTTTGGATTTGATTATAGTTTTCCTGTGTGCTTTACAGAAAGTTTATCAACTAAAGACAAACTAACCTGGCTATGCTACATTCCTGACAGTGCCGTTGATTTTGAATATAGGGGAATCGGAGATGCTTTTGATATTCATTTCGTGACTTCTCCATCCGATATAAGTTTTGCAAAAAAAATTCTTGACTACATCAAACCGTATGACATAATAATTAGATACATTTCGCTAGACACCAAAATAGCTTTAGGTTTGTAATTCACCCGTTGCGCCTAATAAAATAAACCCATAAAATGTCTCAACTACTCGTCTCAGGAAGGGATGGATCAGATAAATATGATCTACTCGCAGTTGATAAAAAAAAGGTGTTGCCAAAATTGGACGTACGTCAAATTGCGCAAACATTCCAACATGCCTACGAACAAGCCCAAGGATATTCACTTTCTGGCAACGAAGGGGCTGAATCTGCCATAGATGAAAATTTAAGTATTATTACAGAGTCAAATATTTCAGACTACGACGACTCTATTTCAAAATTAATTCAAACCTTCGTAGCGAATAATTCTTATTTGCAGGTAAATAGTTCTTCAACAGCTAACTCTATTATTTTAGAACCAAGAAAAATAGCTGACATCAACTCACCAAACGGCAATAATTATGCAAAAGCGACTTCTCTTCCTTTTGCTTACAGAGACAACCTAAGATTCAGTTTCCGCGCTTTAGCTACCAATACTGCCGCCACTCAAATCCAAATTACTGGATTGGCTGGAATGAGCGGAGCTATTGATCTTGTAGATGAAGATGGAGATGAGTTAGTTGGTGGCGAAATAATCGCAAACAAGTTTTGTGAGATAGTTCTTACCGGCACTGACAGCACTAAAAAGGCGGTTTTATTAAAAGTTAATCCAGTTAATGAAGACCAGTTGGTCAAGACCGGAAGTTTAATTATTTGGGCTACTAACACAGCCCCAAGCGGATACTTAGAATGTAACGGTGCGGCTATATCGAGAACAACTTATTCGGCACTATTCGCCACCATCGGAACAACTTTTGGTGTAGGTGATGGCACAACAACTTTCAACATTCCTGATTTGAGAGGTTATTTTGTCAGAGGCTGGGCTAACGCTGGTAGTGTAGATAGCGGACGAGCTTTTGGCTCCACTCAACAGGATGCTTTTCAAGGACACTATCACACTCTATTCGGAGGAAACGCATCCGTCCAGTCCGGATCGGCAAACAACTGCATGAGATCTGACGCAGGGTCGGCGACAACTGCGTGGCAAGCCCAAACTACAATTACAAACGGTGTAAACGGCACACCTAGAATTGACAGCGAAACGCGTCCTGTAAACGTTGCCCTAATGTATTGCATTAAATACTAAAATGACAAAAATAATTTATCACTATCACCCAAAAACTAAAGAGTTTTTGGAGCAAACAGAAGCGGCGAAAAGTCCCCTCGAAAAAGATGTTTATTTGATTCCAGCCTTTGCAACTGAGCAACATCCACTTTTTGAACCCGGAAAAATTTCTTATTTTGAGAATGGCCAATGGATCAACAAAGAAATTGTCCAACCAGCCACTGAGAAAGAAAAAACCGAAAAAGAACTCTTAGAGGATCTAAAAAATTCAAAAATCGTAGAAATCAAACAAATCTGCGATCAAAAAAACATCGAATCAATCACCTGCCACGCCGCGCCGATTGTTGATTCTGAAGGTGAGTTAGGCGAAGAGGTTCATTTTGTTTTTAAAACAGACAGACACCCGACCAATCCAGCGGCCGATCCAGGCTCTATTCTCTTAAGCGCAGCTTTAATCGGATCTACCAACTACTTTACCAAGAATTCAGATGGCGAAAAAATCTGCGTCCAAATCAACGAACAAATCGCTCGATCACTTCTTGCTCACTTGAAAAAACGAAACGAAAACAACTTCAAACTTGCTGAGAAAATAATCGAAGCGGTCAACAAGGCTGTTAAAACCGAAGAGGTTGAGGCGATTTCTTGGGACGTTAAATACTTAAACAACGATTAATTTTATGATCACAACCTTACGCACAGGACAGTTAAACCTAGAGAATGCAGAATACAGATTTGATGCTAGTAAGAGGCTGACCATAAAGCTGACAACAGTCGGTTCACATAAACTTTATGGCGAAGTCAAAATTGGGTTAGAGAATGTAAAAAACATCAATATTTACAAGAACGACGGGTCGTTGGCCGAAAATTATTTCAACAACACCTTTAAATTTGTCAGAACCAGCGAAGATACCCTTGAATACAGCGAAATTATCAACTCAGGCGTAGATCAAACAGAAGATTTTGTCGTTTTAGATAACGATGGCAATGATATTGAGGCAACTGTCGGGAACGATTTTTTTGACCTTCCGGCTGGCGTTTACAATTTTTTACTTCTCGATTCTGAAAATTCTAATTTTTCAACATCAAAAATTTCGGCAAAATTACTGAATGTTGCCGGCACCGGCGAAAACGGCGTGGAGTCTTTATTTGACGAGACTGGAGAAGGCGATTATCTTTCGATTAATAACCAGGAGCTTCATTTCCAGTATCCTGCGCGAATCTCACTTCACGAAAATAACCCTGGCGTTACAAACATTCCACTAATCATCAACGAGGCTTAACATGGATGAGAAAGATTTTCAATTCTTAAAATCACCAGTCTCGAAGAAAGATGCGATCAACATCGCTCAAAAGTTCGGCCAGGCGAAAACAAAACTTGCGCCGAGTAATCCCTCACTTACTGATGACTCAAGCAAAGGTTACAAAGTAGGCTCATTTTGGTTCAACACTTCGAGCGTCAGAGTCTTTATTTGCGTGGATTCAACCATCAATGCCGCTAACTGGCAAGACTTAACATCTACTGCGACAGTCGGGTCTTTTAGGGGCTTTTGGAACGCCTCAACTAATTCTCCGAGCATTCAAAACGGATCTGGTAGCAATGGCGATTACTTCTTCGTCTCAACTTCTGGTTCTCAAGATTTAGGAGGTGGATCTATCAGCTTTGGCACTGGTGACATGGTCATAAATGACTCAGGAGTTTGGTCTAAAATTCCAGCGCAAAATTTAATCACTTCAGTCTTTGGCCGTCTTGGGAATATCACGGCGCAGAATGGA